ACGGGTTCGGCGCTGCTCCGGAACTTCCGGACGGTATGCCGGTCACGTATCAGGCCGGTGGCGTGCTCTTCTTGCAGCGCTATGTGTACAAGGTCTATGGCCTTGCCTTCGCGCTCACGAAGGTGCTCGTGGAAGATGGTGACCACATCCGTATCGGTCAGACCTATGCCAAGCACTTGGCGCAGTCGCTGATTGAGACGAAGGAAACCCTCTGCGCCAACGTCCTCAACCGTGCGTTCACCGCTGGCTTCAACGGCGGCGACGGCGTGCCTCTGGTTTCGACCAGCCACCCGATTGCCAACGGAACGTTCAGCAACCAGCTCACGACCCCGGCGGCTCTCTCGCAGACCTCACTTGAGCAGATCCTCATTCAGATCCGCAACGCTGTTGACAACAACGGCAAGCGCATCCGTTTGAACCCGGAGAAGCTCGTTGTGTCGCCGTCCAACGTGTTCCAAGCGGAAGTGCTCCTCAAGAGCGTCCTCCGTACGGGCACCGCCGACAACGACATCAACCCGGTGAAGTCGATGGGCCTCCTCGCTGGCGGTCAGGCCAACCTCTCGCGTTTGACCTCAACCACCGCTTGGTGGGTGAAGACGGACGCGCCGGAAGGCTTGAAGCTGATGATGCGTCGCGGCCTTGAGAAGTCAATGGAAGGCGACTTTGAGACTGATTCGACGCGTTTCAAATCGACTGAGCGTTACGCAGTTGGATTTACTGATCCTCGCACCGTTTACGGTACGGCTGGTCTGTAAGTCCCTGATTTGTAGGGAGTTATTCTCCTAGACAAATCCTTGCCCGGCTCTGTATGATGTTAGCCAACTTGGAAACAGGAAGGCAGTCATGCAGAAGCCGGGCAAGTTTTATGTGTACGTTTATCTTGATCCCCGTCCGGGGAAAGGGCTTCAGCCCATTTACGTCGGCAAAGGCACCGTAGATCTCGACCGCGCCAGTTATCACTGGGAACGTCGGTGTGTTAATCCTTTTTTGCAAAGCGTGCTGGATAAGATCCGGGCAGCGGGTCTTGTTCCACAAATTACTATTGCTGCGTACATGGAAGATGAAGACGAAGCATTTGCCATGGAGCGTGACTTAATTACTCAGTACGGGCGGCGTGATTTGCATACTGGATCGCTTTGCAATCTAACGGCTGGCGGACAAGGCACCGCAGGACGCAAATGGACTGATGAACAAAGACAACGTTTTTTCTCTAGCCTTACTCCTGAATGGAAAGAAATGGTCAGCCAAATTAGAAAAGCTCTTTGGCAAAATCCTGAATATAGAAAAAAACAAGTAGAGAAAATTCACAAAAATGCTGCTGATCCTGCACACAGAGCCAAACTTCGCGCAGCAATCATCAAAGCTCAAACCGAAGAAGTTCGCAACAAAATCAGCGTTGCCATGCGGACCAATTGGGAGTCCGACGACTACCGAACCAAGCAGGCTGCATCCCGTGCTGAAGCACATGCTAGACCGGAGGAAAAGAAACGCAAAAGCGAAGCCACAAAAAGACTATGGACACAGAAAGGAGATAGTATTAGATTAGCGATTAAGGCCGCGAAATCGACTCCGGAGCGCCGTGCCGAGGCTTCTAAGAAGTCCAAAGCATATTACGAGAGTGAAGAAGCTCGTAAGCAAGCAGGGGAGTATTCAAGGGCGTACAACACGCCTGAGGTTCGGGCAGCGAAGGCAGAGTTGTTGAAGGCGCGTTGGGCTGACCCTGAGTTTAGAGCAAAGATGCTCGCGAAGAGAAAGGCCAAAGCGCAGGGATTTGAGTTCTAGGTGTAACCAGCCCGTCTGACCGGCCTAGCGGACGATGCACAGACAGATGGGCAACTTGTGCATGAGGTGATTTGCAGTGGCTAGAACAACTTTTTCCGGGCCGGTACGGTCCAACAATGGCTTTGAAGGCAACATGGTTTCGGGAACTGTCTCCAGTTCCTCGGGTAGCTTTACCGTCCTGACCTCTGCGTCCGGCACGGTGACGAACCTGCTCTGCACCACGCTGACGATTGGCAGCACAAAGGTCACGACGGGCAGCGTTTCTGGCACGGTGGCTGATCAAACGGGTCGTATTCCTGTTTTGGTTGGCACTACTACGCTTTACATTGCGTTGTACAGCAGCCTGACGCCGTAATTTGGGAGGGGGCTTCGGCCCCCTTTCGCTTGTGATTGTGAGGGAAAGCAACCATGCGTCCTATTAGTTTTACAAGATCACAGCCTGCGGCGGATGCGGACAGCGTAGCGGCAGTGCAACTTTTGAATGCTTCCGGAGCGATTACGCTCAATGGATCGTTGGCAGCGGGTGGCGTTGCCACGCTAACGGTTCCGGCGTATCTCACGGTGTTTAGCGAAGCTTCGGCTGCGGTGAACTTCATCGTGACGGGTACACGCCCGGGCGGTGGAGAGCAGATCGAAACGCTTGCGGTAACGGCGTCGGGTACGGTGACGGGTTCGCTGTCATTTGCGACGGTAACTAACGTAACGGCTTCAGCTCCGACGAGCGCAACGATCAGCTTGGGTAACGCGGTTACGGGTTACACCGACTGGATTCCGCTTGATATTTACACGCCGAATCAGGTGACCACGATTTCTGCTAAGACGAGTGGCACGGTCAATTACTCGGTGGAGTACACCAACGAAGATCCGTTTGATCGCAGCATTCAGCAGATGTCTGTTGCGCATCCAAATGCGTCGTTTACGGCTTCGGCTAAGGACGAAACGCAGTTTACGACGACGTTGATGCGTGCAGTTCGGTTGAAGATCAATAGCGGTTCGGGTTCGGTTCGCTTTACCGTCGTCCAACAGTCCACGAAGTAAGCCATGGCTAACGTCAAGATTACAGATCTTACGGCGGCTACGGCTCTCGGGGGGAGCGAGCTTTTTGAGTGCGTGCAGTCTTCGACTTCGGTCAAGGCGTCAGCTACGCAGATCAAAAATTTCGTAGGCAATTCGCTGAATCTTACTGGCGGCGTGATCAACTCGGTCACGATCAACAATGCGGTCGGTGAGTTTGATTCGATTACGGTGACGGCGGGTGCAATTCCTTACACGGCTATCACTGGCAAAGTGTATGGATTTTTCTCATCTAACCGGGATCAAACGTATAGCTCTAACGTCAATTCTGTTTTGAGCTTAGACGCTTCGGCTGATTTTAATGCGGGTGTATCGCTGGCAAGCAGCACGCAGATTACTTTTGCTGCATCGGGTATTTACGAAATTAACGCAGCGATTCAGTTTGCCAATAGCGACACCAACGATCACGACGTTACCATTTGGTTCCGTAGAAATGGGACTGACCTTGTAGGCTCTGCGTCTAAAGTCACGGTTCCTAAGGCAGCGGACGGTGGAGCAGCTTTGCTTTCTATTTCTGGCATCGAAAGTTTTTCTATCAGCGGTTACATTGAGTGTGTGGCTAATTTTGAAAGCTCATTGGTCATTGCCAGTTACGACGCTGCGGTCGTAGGACCGCCTGCAATTCCCTCTACGCCTTCTGTTCGCATCTCTGCCAAGAGGGTCGGGTTGTGAAGTGTGAGGGTGATTGGTCTGATTGGAAGCAGTTTGCAAAAGGCGGTGGCGCGTTTAAGAGTCCTGCTTGGCAGCGTAAGGCTGGGAAAAATCCTGAGGGGGGTTTGAACGAAGCGGGGCGACGGTCCGCGAAGCGGCAGGGGATGAATCTGAAGCCGCCGGTAAGCGCAGCGCAGGCTAAGAAATCCCCGAAGGCAGCGGCACGGCGTCGATCATTTTGTGCGCGGATGTCGGGTATGCCGGGACCGATGAAAGACGAAAAAGGTCGTCCGACGCGCAAGGCGTTGTCGCTACGTAAGTGGGATTGCTGATGAAAAAGAAAGTGGTTCGCAAGCGTAAGGTCAAAGTAAATCCGTTGCCGGAGCCGGTCGCACCGACTCGTCGTGAGCGGTTGATGATTAAACTCATTGTGCTGAAGGCGCGACTGCGAGGGGTATTCGCGGCGCTGAAGGCTCGCATCTCTTGAGAGGGTAAATCCATGGCTGTTAAGTACGTAAAAGACTTTTCCTTTCCGAAGCACATGGGTTTCCATGCGGCATCGGGGCACATGAGCAAATACGCCAAGGGCGGCTCTGTGAAGGCGGTGCCTTCTAAGGCGAAAGATTCTTACAAGGACATGCCTGCGCGTGCGAAGCCAAATGCTCCGGCGCATGGTGCTCCGAAGATGGAATCTAAGCCCAAGATGGGTAAGGGTCAGGGCTACGCCATGGGCGGCGCGGTTCCGGGTTACGACATGGACCGACTGCCTGCTAAGAAGCCGCCGGGACGGACGATGGACTTGGCTCCGTCGAAGCCGGAAAGAGGCATGTACGAAGGCTACGCCAAAGGCGGCAAAGTCGCCAAGGTGATGCGCGAGTACAAGGCCGGTGAACTGCACTCGGGTTCCAAGAAGGGTCCGGTGGTGAAGAACCGCAAGCAGGCGATTGCGATTGCGTTGTCCGAAGCCCGTAAGGCCGGTGAAAAGGTAGCGAAGAAGGCCAAGGGTGGCGAGATCTTTAGCACCGAATACCTTGCCTACGGCGACAAGAAGGGTCCGTATCGCGGTAGCCCGAAGAAGGCCAAGATGCTCGGTCGTCGGGATCGTCGTGCTCGCGAAGCCATGGAGCGTGCGGAGAAGTACGCGCCGGGAATGAGCCTTGATATGAAGGCCAAGGGCGGCATGGCCAAGGGCGGTGCGTTTCCTGATTTGACGGGCGACGGCAAAGTGACTCGCGCTGATGTGCTAAAGGGTCGTGGTGTTTTCAAAAAGGGCGGAATGGCCAAGCACTCAGATGTGAAGATGGACAAGGCCATGATGCGCAAAGCCGTTCATAAGCACGAAAGCGAAAAGCATCCGGGCGAACCCAAGACAAAACTGCGTCACGGTGGCGTTCCGTCTTACGGTCGCAAGGCCATGTACGGCGGCGGCAAGTGCTAAAATAACTTCTGTCAGTCATTAGGGTCTGCTCGGTGCAGCGGACCACGGCGCAAGAGGGACCCTGATGGCAACTTCCGGTACAGTTTCGACAACTCAATTTACAACTAGGCAGGTCATTGACCATGCCTACAGGCGTTGTCGGCTTGGTGCGCAACAGATCACTTCTGAGATGATTGATGTTGCGAATGACCAGCTTTACCTGATTCTTTCCAATCTTGCGAACCGTGGCGTTCAGCTTTGGTGTATTGAGCGCACGGTGCTGCCGCTTTATGAGGGGCAGGGATCTGTCCCGCTGCCTTTGGGCACCGTAGATCTTCTCAACACCAATCTGCGTACATTGCAAGAAGCGACGGGTACGGTGTCCTCAACTTCAACGACGTATCAAAATTACAATGATGAAGGCTTGACCGTTACGACGGTAGGCATCAAGTGGGCGGCGGCAGCGCAGCCTTATGTGGTTGAGAAGTCAAACAATGGATCTACTTGGACCATCGTTGAGACGATTGAAGATACGACTGCGCCGACACAGATTGCGGGCGAGTGGAGTTGGGTAGACACCGAGATTCCGCAGACCGCTGACTATTTCCGCGTTCGTGTGACGAGCGGAACCCTCTCGACCTCAGATGTCTTTTTCGGGAACACGCCTACAGAAATCCCTATAGCGCGTTTAAATCGCGATGACTATACGGCGCTGCCCAACAAGTCATTTGAAGGTCGTCCTTTGCAGTTTTGGTTTGATCGTCAGATCAACCGACCGTATATGCGTCTATGGCCGATTCCAAATCAAGCAGCAGAGACGCAGCAGATTGTGGTGTGGCGGCATCGGTACATCATGGATGTCGGCACGATGACGCAGGAACTAGAAGTTCCGCAGCGTTGGTTTGATGCAATTGTTGCGATGTTGGCATCGAAGTTGGCGGAGGAGACTCCGGAAGTTGATGCGAACTTGATGCCGATCTTGGAAGCAAAGGCGGATAAGGCGTTGGCTCAAGCGGAGAACGAAGAGCGCGACAACAGCCCAATTTACTGGGCACCTATGATTTCGCCGTATACGAAGTGACGTATGAAAGTTTGCGGCATTTATATCATTACAAACTTAAAGAACGGCATGAAGTATGTTGGCCGTTCTTCTAATTGCAAACAAAGATGGGTGCTTCATAAGTACGAAGCAAGGTCTAAGCGTAGGCAGTTGCAAGAACTTCATAAAGCAATTGCTCAGTACGGAGTTGAAAATTTTAAATTTGAAATTCTTAAAGAAGTTTCAGAAGAACTTTTACCTGTTGCAGAAAGAGAAGCAATGGAGCTTTTGAACACTCGTTGGCCAAATGGTTACAACGTAGGCTCAGAGTTTGGAGGTTCTTCTGAAGGAGCTTATAAAAGAGAATCTATTTTTAAAAACAAAAGAGAAGCTGATCCTGAGTTTGATAAAAAGTATCGCGCTCTTAGAGGAAAAGCTGCTCGCGCAAGAATGGAAAAAGAAGAAGCAAATCCTGATTGGTACAAAGAGTGCAGAAAAAAAGCTTCAGATACTTTTCGTGAGCGAATGAACAACGAGGAGTACAGATTAAAAATTTCTTCTCAAAGAGCAAATGCTGCAAAAATTGGTTGGGCTAACAGAAAATCAAGAAAGGAGGCTCAAATAAATGCCACTTTATCTTGATACAAGAGGAAGAACTTATGCAGCGGTTGCTTGTTGTGACCGTTGCTCTAGAAAATTTCCGCTTGACATGTTAATGCCTGACCCAAATTACCCCGGGCTCAGATGCTGCCCTGCTGACGTAGACGAACTCGACCCGTATCGTTTACCCGCTCGTCAGACTGAGCGAATTACGCTGCCTTTTGTTCGTCCGGACACGCCGCTCACGAGTGCGCCGTATGGTGTCATTAGTGAAGACGGCAACACGTTCTTGATTGACGAACAAGGTGATGAATACCTTGAACCGCAGCAGGTGCCCTAATGGCTACGGTACCGAGTAATTTAATCCCGTCGCGCATCACGCAGTTGCCGGAAGCTCCGGTTGCGGACCCGGCTGGTTATTTTCCGATTGTCATTGCGGGCACGACTTATAAGGTTCAGTTCAGTCAGATCAATCAGAATCTGACG